TTTGGGATTCTCGACAGCACCATTTGCTAACGGAGATCTAATTTTTGTTGAAGGTATTGGTTTAGCATCTACTGATGGTCAGGGTCACAACTCATCTGACTATGATTATGCTTATTTTACAATTACAAACTATAATAGCTCTGCTAATCCCAATACTCTTACATATAGTCTTTCTAGTTTTGTTTCTGGAGGGAATAATACTGGTATTGCAATCACAAATCCAGGATTCTTTGCTAATGTAATTAAAAAGGATAATTTGGCAGAATTTTCTATTCAAAGAAGATCATCTACATTTGTACCTGGAGAAGCATTGTTCTTGAATGATGATTTTGTCATTGGATCTGTTGATCTCTTTGTAAGTAGTTTCAATGATTTGACTGGTAAATTAAATGTCACTGGAATTACACCAATTAAAGTTGGTGATAGACTAACTGGTTCTGTAAGTGGATCTAGATGTACAATTTCTGATTTGAGCAGTAAAGCTGGTAGATTTAGTGTAGATTCTACTTCTAAGTTCACTAAGGGTTGGAGCAACGAAATTGGATTCTTAGATGAAGATTATCAAGTAACATCTGATAATGACTATTATCAGAGAATGTCATATTCTGTTCAAAGTGTAAAATCCTTTGACGATGTTATCAGTTATGTGAATGACATTGTTCACCCAGCTGGATATAGAAACTTCGTTGACATGCAGATAGACCCAACTGGCAATGTTGGTGCTTCTTTCACCACTGCTCAGGAAGATCCTTTCTTGGTCATTGATGTTTATGATGGAGCGAAGAGAGTAGATTCGGTAAATGATTTTGATTATGTTAGAGATGTTGATGCTACAACTAACACTTCTAAATCCATTGAATTTGAAAATATTAAAGTTAGTGATTTCATCCTGAACAAATCAAACAGAGTTCTTTCCATTGATGATATTAGTGATACTTTCTTAAATGAAAACTCAGAAGACTTAATTGACTTTACTGATACTGGTGAGTGGACAGAAGGTAGACAAACCAATAAGTTTATTGTTCAGACAATTGATGCTACAAATAGCAATGAACTGTCCTTGAAAGAAATTGTTCTGATAACAAATAATCAAGACACCTTTGCCTTGGAAAAGGTTGGTCTGGGTGATAGTGTTGGAGAATTTAATGGTGTTTATGATTCTGATGACAATCAATATAGTTTGAGATTTGAACCATTTGAACCATACAACACTGATTATGATATTAAAATATTACAAACATTCTTTGATGATACTACAGCAGGTGTGGGGTCGGCTAATGTTGGATTTGTTGATTTAATTTCCTCCACAGACACTGTTTCTGCTGGAGCATCAGCAACCGTTATTGGATTCAGCACTTTACATACTGATAGCATATACTCCTCTGTAGAAGTTTATGATAGTTTGACAAATGATATTGATTACTATGAATTAGTATTGTCCCATAGTGCTGGTGACACTCATTTGACGGAACTGGCAGCATTTAACACTAGAGTTTCTCTTTCGGGATTCTCTGGTCCATTTATTGGATCCTTTACTTCATCTATTGATTCTGGTGTTGTTACACTTTCCTTTACTAACAATGGATCTAATGATGTAAGAATAAGAACTCAAACTGTAGGAATCAATACTAGTGGTGCTGGAATTGGAACATACAGATTCAAATTTACAGGAACAATAGATGGTTCTGAAAGAACTGCAAGACTTGAGGCTGGTCTTTCCACTACAACTAGTGGTGTTTCTACAAGCATCTTGGGTATTAGCAGTATTACTGATGCTTCTGTTAAATCAACTGTAAAAGTTGCCATCGGTGAAACACAAGCGATTCACCAAGTTTACGTTGTAAACGATGATCAAAGAAAGAACCTTTATATTCTAACTTATCCTTTCTTATCGATTGGTAGCACTAGTGGAGTTGGTACTTTCGGAGTTGATTATGGTGTTAACAATATCATTGATGTTAAGTTCTATCCAGACATTACTGGTGATGTTGATATCAAGACTTTCAATGAGATTGTTTATAGAGATCTTGATAACAATGGTGGTGTTAGTGGAATCGGTGATCTTACGTATGGAAATGTTAGATCAAATGTAGCTCAAGTTACTTACTTTGGTATTAATCAAAGAGAAGTATTGGAGTTTGATGCCAAACATAATTCTGTAGATATTTTTGCTAAAACTTTCGACCCAGATTCTTCTATTCTTAGACCTTCTGATGGTGTATTTACCGTAGAGCATTATTTCCAAGACGGTGAAGAATTAAGTTACACTCCTGATAGTAACTTGGTTGGAGTAGCTGCCACTGGACTTGTATATGATACCGGTGTTGGCACAGCCAGACTACCACAAACAGTTTATGCTATTAGAGATAATGCTTCTCAATTTAGAGTTGCTATTACCACTGCTAATGCCATAGCAGGCACAGGTGTTACATTTACATCTGTTGGAACGGGCAATAAGCACGTTCTTTCCATGGTCAAGAATAAGGAAAAGGCAATAATCAGTATTGATGGTATTGTTCAATCTCCAATTAGTAAAACTCCTCTTGATTTTACACTCACAAATGCTATCGGAGCAGGAGCAACTATTTTTGAACTGAGTGGAATTTCTTCCATTAGACCAAATGATTTGCTCAAGATTAATGATGAATATGTCAAGATTAATATTGTTGGTTTGGGCAGCACATCAGACGTTGGTGTTTCTGCAGATGGTGACATTCCTCTCGTAGAAGTTACAAGAGGATTTGTTGGAAGCAGTGCTACCTCTCATAGTGCTGAAGATGCCGTTAGTGTTTATCGTGGAGCATTCAATATTGTTAATAGTAAAATTCATTTCACATCTGCTCCAAAAGGTGCTGGTAGACAAGATTTGGACGAAAGAGGTTTAACCATACCTAGATCTTCTTTCAATGGTCGTGTTTATCTAAGAAAGAATTATGATAGCAATTTAATCTTTGACGATATCTCTGATCAATTTGATGGAGTTACTTCTAGGTTTAGATTGACATCTATTGGTACTGATGTAACTGGCATCGGATCTACTGGAGGAAATGGATTAGTTTTAATCAATGGTATTTTCCAAGCACCTTCGACTCCAAATAACACAAATAATAATTTCTCAATTATAGAAAATGCTGGTATAAGCAGTGTTGTGTTTACTGGTATTTTGTCAGCTGCCGGTGGTCAAATTATTGATGAAACTGATATTAACCTAAATCAACTTCCAAGAGGTGGAGTTCCTATTTCGTTTGGTTCGACAAATGGATTGGGATATGCCCCAATTGTTCCCGCTGAAATTGTCGCTACGGCAACTAATGGTGTAATTACTGAAGTTACTGGTATTCCAACGACAGGAACAACAGTCAATATTTCTACAGCTACCTATGATAATCTGACAGGTATTTTGACAGTTACATCAGATGGAAACCATACACTGAATGTTGGTGACAAAATTAACTTCAGTGGACTGGAGTTCTCCTGCCCATCTGAATCTCCTTTCCACAATGTTTATGTTTTCCCATCTGAGCAAGGAGTTAACTTTACGATTAGTTCTTTCGATTATGATAACAAAACAGGCATTGCTACTGTTGGATTAACTTCATCCCACAACTTTAGTATTGGTAGATATGTTGATCTGTCGAATATTGGATTCTCTTGTACTCTGCCACATGCTGGAGTAACTACAACTACTTTCCCTGATGGAAGTTCGGGCAAAAAAGCAATTGGTGTTAACACAAATAGATATCCAATTCTTGGAATTGCTGGTACGAATAAATTCGTCGTTGATGTTGGTGTTTCTACAATTGCCCATACTTACACTGGATCTGGAGCAACTGCTGGAAATGCATTTGAGGTCAAACCAGCTGGTCCATATTACGTTGATGAAATCATTTCAGCAACACAATTCAAGTCTCAGGTGGGTATAGTTACATTTGCTCATACTTATGTTGGTAGTGGTAACTTTGCCAAGTGGACAACTGCTAACTTTGGTAGTGGATATGTAACCGTTCCTGGAGTTGCTGTCACAGACATTGCTTTTGAGCATAGATTTGTAAGTGCTGGTGTTGGATCTATTAGACAAACAAGTTTTGATGGAACTGCCTTCACTGCCACTGGAGCAACTTATGATTCACCAACAGGACTTTTGGTTCTGACTATCCCAAATCATGGATTAACTACTAGTAATTCTATTGGAATTGATACTGGTGGCATTGTATTCACATGCTCCTCTGATGATTTTAGATCTTTGAATCCATATCCAAGATCAACAGATCCACTTGCTGGAATTGTAACCGCAATTCTTTCTGTAACCACAAACACAATCACTGTTGATGCCCATCCTGGTGGTGGAGCTGGTACAGGTGCCGAAGTTACTGCTACTGTAGGTGCTGGTGGAACAATTGCTGTTTCGATCGTTTCTGGTGGAACTGGATATGTAAATCCACGAGTTTTTGTTGATTCTCCAAGTTATGAAAATCTTCCAGTTACTGGTATTTCTAGACTTGCTATTGGTAATACCTCAGAGACTGGTATTGGAATGTCGGTAACTATCGACGTTATTGGTATCAACACATTTTTCCAAGAAAAACCAATTGTAAACTTTGAATATGACGAAACCACTGGTCTTGCCACAGTAACAGCACCAGATTTTGTACCTAGACTTAATGAGTTTGTACAACTGAGAAATATTAGTTTCGCATGTACAGCACCACACGCTGGTGTGACCACAACCATTTTCCCAGATGGAACTCAAGGATTTGATTATCGTGTTCTGTCTATCGATACAGATTTACAACAATTCACTACAAATGTTGGAATTAGTACGATCGCTCATACTTATGAAAGTGGTGGAATTGTAAGATCTGGTATTGGTGCTACTCTGTTTGAAATTAAGGAGTTTAGAATTACCAAACCAGGTTATGCCTTTAGAGCCGGTGATAAGGTGACTGTCGTTGGACTGGCAACAGATCCTAACGTTGGTGACAATTTCCGACAGTTTGAGATTGAAATCCTTGATACATTTGAAGATACATTCTCATCTTGGCAATTTGGTGAACTTGATTACATTGATGACATTAGTGCTCTTCAAGATGGACTGAGATCTAGATTCCCATTATCATACAATGATCAAACATTGAGTTTTGAAGTTGATAAGAATGATCCTGATTCTGCCTTAATTGATCTTGAATCTCTGTTGATTGTATTCATCAATGGTGTTTTACAGGAACCTGGAACAGCATACAACTTTGATGGTGGCACGTCTATCGTGTTTACAGAACCACCAGTAGAGCAGGACAACATATCAATCTTCTTCTATAGAGGTAAGGTTGGTACAGATAGTCTGTTCACGAATATCAATGAGACAATCAAACCTGGTGATGATATCTTTATAAAGAGAACACCTTTGATTGAATTTGGATTAGCATCAAATACTTTAGAAAATCGTTCTCAAGAATCCACCAGAACAGTTATTGGTATTACTTCTTCCAGTGAAACCGAAACCACTCTTTACAGGGGTGAGGGTGTTAATCAGGTAACTAATAAACCAATAATTTGGACCAAGCAAAAGGTTGACAAGATATTGAATGGTGAATTTATTTCAAAAGAAAGAGATTCAATTGAGGCTCAAATTTATCCAACAGCAAGTGTGATTAAAAATGTTACAACTAGTGACACACAAATATTTGTTGATGACACATCACTGTTCCTTGGTGTTGATGGAACAGATACTAATTTTGGTGGAGTACTTCAAACTGGCATTGCTACTGTTGGATTTGGTTCTACCGAAACCATTAATGTTGAATCTGTTGGTGGTATCACAAATCTTGAAGTTGAGGGATACGCTGGTCTAATTACTGGCATCACAACATCTGCTGCTAGATTGGAAGAATTCTTTGCATTTGATGTTACCAAGGCAACTCCAAATGATAGAGTTGACGTATCTACAGGTATCAACACAGCAGTCTCTATAGCACTTAAGAATGATGGTTCTAGCATCTTTGCTGCTGGAGCCGGTGGAACGATCACTGAATATACAATGTCAACACCATACAAAATCAATACAGCAGTTATCAATGGTAGCAATACTATTGATATTCGTAGCAGTGTTACTGAACTGTATGATATTCACTTCCTCCCCGATGGAACTAAACTTTATACAGTGGGCAAAGGTGCTCAGGCACCATTTGTAACTCAATTAAATCAATTTGATTTAGGAACTGCTTGGGATCTTACATCAATTGCAGCAACTGGAGTTAGCACAGATATTTCAATTGCTAACCAAACTCAGGCACATAGAGCAATGGTTGTCACTGGAGTAGGTCGTACAGTTTATACACTTGATCCAGCCAGTGCTACTTTCTATCACTATCAACTTACAATTCCATATGACATTACCTCACTTGGATATGTACAAAATCATACGATTGTAGATGATAATGCTCCATATGACTTCTCATTCAGTCAAGATGGATCTAAGATGTTGGTTGTTGGTGGTGAAAATGAACAAATTATTGAATTTGATTTGTCTACTGATTATGACATAACCACTGCTGTCGGTGTCGAAACCTCCACTATTGGGGTTGGTATTCCCACAGCACTGACAATTCAAACTTCATCTGCTGATGGTAACAGGGCATATGTTCTTAACACCACTGGATTTACTTCTCAATATAACTTGAGTATTCCTGCTGAAGGTTTGGGAATTGTATTCCAATTGGATCTTCAAGATGTTCCAACAGAGATTGAAAGGCAAAAACTTCTGCCTGGATACAGAATTGTAGTTTCCGATACTGGAGTTGGAACTGGACTGACTACATTGGTTGGATCGGCAACATCAGTTGGTATTGGCACTACAAATGTGATTGGTATTTCTACAGACAAACTTGATAATGTTTATGAATTGTTCTATGCCAATATTTCTGGAACAGTTGGACTTATCACATGTTATGTTGATCCAGACACTAACATTGTTGGTATTGCCACAACTGGTTCTTACTTAGAACCAGCTGGTAAGATATCATGGGGACGTATCTTTGGTATTGACAGAGCATCCACACCATTAGAATTCTTCTCCGATGGTAATGCTTTTGAAGTTGGTCTTACAACTTATCCTACATTCCAAAGAAGAGACGTTGGTCTCAGAGACACAGGTGCTCTGAGCAAGAGGTAAAATCACCTTATAAATACAAAAATAAACTTTAGGCTTATAATGTCTGCTATAATCACGGATCAATTTAGGATTTTGAACGCTAGTAATTTTGTTGCTTCGGTAGCAAATACAGCAAACTCATATTATACATTCATGAGTTTATCAGATCCTACTACTGCTGGATTTGGTAGGACATCTACATGGAATGATTCTGGTGGTCCTCCATTCCCAACTGATAATATTAATTATTCTAACCATGTGTATGACACAATGCTGTTTGGCAAACGTGTCACATCTGCTAATACTAGAAGATTGGTTAGAAAGATAAATTGGGTTCAAGGATCTACCTATGATTATTATAGACATGACTATAGTTCGACAAACCAATCTCAGGTAACTAACTCCAATAGACTCTATGGAGCAAATTATTATGTGGTAAATAGTGAGTTCCGTGTTTACATTTGTTTAGATAATGGAACAGCAGCAGGAATTTCTACTGTCCCATCATCATCTCTTGATGAACCAACTTTTACCGATGTAGAACCAACTAGAGCAGGCACTAGTGGTGATGGATATCTTTGGAAGTATCTTTATACCATTAGTCCTAGTGACATTGTTAAATTTGACTCTACGGAATACATCACTGTTCCAAATGATTGGTCAACAACCACTGACGTAGGAATTCAAGCTGTTAGAGATAACGGTAATTCTGAGATTAATAATAATCAAATTAAAGTTGTTGCAATTGATGATCCTGGTCTTGGATATCCACAATTTACTGCTAGAGAATTTGATATTCTTGGTGATGGAACAGGTGCCAAGGTTAGAATTACAACCAACTCCTTAGGTCAAATTATTGAAACTCAGGTTACTGCTGGTGGTGCTGGGTATTCATTTGGTAGAGTGGATCTTTCTAGTGAAAACTCTGGTATTCAAACAGCAACTGCTGCTTTTGCTACATTGATTCCCATTATTCCACCATCTAAGGGACATGGGTTCGATGTCTATAAGGAACTGGGTGCTGATAAGGTTCTGATGTATTCCAGATTTGACAATTCTTCTTTTGATTTTGCTTCCGATACTGTATTTGCCCAGGTTGGAATTGTTCAAAACCCAGCATCATTTGGATCTGACAGTACATTTACTGATAATCAGTTCTCTGCTTTGTATGCTATCAAATACGAATCCCAGAGTTCTGCTCAGGATTTAGTAGTTGGTGATAAGATTGAACAAACAGTTGGTGTAGGATCTACTGCTAGAGGAATCGTAGCTTCTTACGATACAAACACAAAGATTATCAAATACTACCAAGACAGAAGTCTTTACTTCAACCCTGCCTCTGGTGGTCAAAAAGATAACTTTGGTGTTAACTTTAGATCACCAGTTATTGACTTTACATCAAGTGCAAATGCCATCACAAAAACTGGTGGTTCATTTAGTGTAAACGTAGATCAAAACTTTACTGGAATTACAACCACCTTGGCATCAGGAAAGGTCGTCAACCTTGGCGTTCAGTTCACAGATGGTCTTGCTAATCCAGAAATAAATAAGAGGAAAGGTGAAATTATCTACCTTGATAATAGACCTTCTGTAACCAGGAATGAAAGACAGAAGGAAGATGTTAAAATCGTATTAGAGTTCTAATAAAATGCCACAACAGACTAATCTCAACGTCAATCCATATTTTGACGATTTTGACGCTGATAAGGATTATTATCGTGTTCTCTTCAAACCAGGATTTCCTATCCAGGCTAGAGAACTGACGACTCTACAATCGATTTTACAGAATCAACTTGAAAACTTTGGTAGTCATATTTTCAAAGAAGGTTCCATTGTTATTCCTGGCAATGTTACTTTTGATAACCAGTATTATGCTGTAGAAATCACAGCAACTCATCTGGGAACAGATGTAAGTGTTTATATTGATAACTTTGTAGGTAAGAGAATTATTGGACAGGAATCTGGTGTCACAGCACAGGTTCAGTATGTCCTCCCTCAGAGTCTATCTGAAAGGAATAATGTTACTCTCTACGTAAAATTCATCAACTCTGCTACAAATTATAGTTTTGATGGATTTACTGATGGTGAAAACCTTGAGGCATTAGAACCAGTCGATTATGGCAATACGACAATTCCTGCTGGTAATACCTTTGCTACATGTATCCCAGAAGATACTAACTCTATTGGTGCCGCGGCACACATTGGTGATGGCATCATGTTCCTCAGAGGAACATTTGCTAGAGTAACAAAACAGACTATTTTACTTGAGCAGTATAGTAATCAACCATCATATAGAGTTGGATTGACGGTATCAGAAACTTTAGCAACTGCTAAAGATGATCCATCTCTCTATGATAATGCTAAAGGATTTTCTAACTACACTGCTCCAGGTGCTGATAGATTAAAAATCACCCTTACCTTATCCAAAAAAGTATTAGATGACACGACAGATGTCAATTTCATCGAACTTTTAAGAGTAGAAAACGGTGAAATAAGAAAAATTATCAAAGGGTCTCAATATAATATCATCCGTGATTATTTTGCAAAGAGAACTTTTGATGAATCTGGTGATTATTCTGTAGAAGACTTTGAATTTGATTTATACAATTCTTTAAATGATAGAACTGGTAATGATGGTCTGTATTTTTCAAATCAGTCAACTCCACAAGGGAGCACTCCTTCCGATGATTTGGCTTTGTTAAAAGTCGGTCCTGGTGTTGCTTACGTTAAAGGATATGACGTTGAAAAAAATGGCACAACAGTATTAGACGTTAAAAAAACTAGGGATACTAAAAAAGTAGAATCCTCATCCGTTGATTTTGAGATGGGGAACCTTGTTAGACTCAATCGTGTTAATGGAATACCAGAATTTACTGGAACAGTTGAATTATATGATCAAAGAAGAAACAACACTGGTGTTGGTGTTGGAACACAGATTGGTCAAGCAAGAGTTTACACAGTAAGACCAGAATCCGCTGTTGGTGTTGTTACGGATGCCAGTGTATTTGATTGCTATCTCTATGATCTTCAAACATACACTAAACTTCAATTAAATGCTACAGTTGATGCTGGTGAATTACCAGCAACTGCCTATATCAAAGGAAACGGTAGTGGTGCTAGTGGATATGCCACTGTTGTAGGATCTGGAAAATCAGAAGTTTTCCTGAGACAAACTGCTGGCAAATTTGTTGTTGGTGAATCTATCACTATCAATGGTATTACGACTGTTCCAAGAACTATTGATTCTGTAACTCAGTTTGGATCTGGTGATATCCGAATGTTGTATCAGAACAGTGCTGCTTTATCTGGATATTCTACAGATTTCATGGCAGACGTTGTTCTTGATTTTGATACTCCATTTAATTACAGTGTAGCAGATACACTTTCTATCAATAATAATGGTATTACTACCTCTCCAGGAAATAATTTTGTAAACTTCAAAGTTGGTGATATTATTAGATATCAGAAACCACAGGCTCAAGAGGTAACATTCAACAGAGTAGACTCTATTTCTATTGGTGGTACATTCATGACGTTATCTGCCGTTGATAGCGTTCAAGATGTTTGTGAAGGGACACTTCCAAGTTCTACAACAACCACTCAATTTAAATTGGGTAGAAGTAGAGTAAGAAATGAAGAAGAGGCATATCTTTATGCTCCAATTGACGATGGTAACATTGCCACAGTTGATTTCTTGGGTTCGGATCTTAAAGCAGTAGTTCAAGTTACTGGTAAAACCACTAATGCAAGTGGTGTGTTGACACTACAAACATCAGATATCACTGATCTTACGGACATTGTATTTGATGCTTTTGATGAAGACAGATATGTCATCATTTATAGTGATGGTCAAATTCATCCATTGACTTCTGACCAAGTTACTGTGACTTCAAACACTGTAACTTTCAACTCTCTGAGATTTAGTGAGTCGAATATTGTTGTAGTTGCCACTATTAGAAAAACTTCCATTCAGAATAAGAAGAAAGTTTATAATCGTGTAAGAACTGTAGAAATTAGCAAGTCTAAGACTAAACAGTCTGGAACTGATGCCAATACCAGCAATAGTGATGGATTGGATTTCAATGTATTCTATGGAACTAGAGTTCAGGATAAAGAAATTTGCTTGAATTATCCTGATGTAGCAAATGTTTTTGCTGTATATCAATCTCTTGACGATGTTACTGTAACCTTAGATACTCTGAACTTCTTCACCAATTCTGAGATTAATGACAGTGTAATTTTGGGTGAAAATGTTATTGGTAATGACTCTGGTGCCGTTGCTAAAGTAGTGACTAAGGGTGCTAATACTATCACCTTCGTTTATTTGAACGAAAACACTTTTAATACTCAAGAAAATGTAATTTTCCAAGAATCTAATGTTATTGGTCAAATTCAATCATTTGTTCCTGGAAGATATAACGATGTTTCTTCCTTCTTCGATTTAGATAAGGGACAAAAAGATCAATACTATGATTATTCTCGTCTCATTAGAAGAGATGGATATCCAGAACCAACAAGAAAGTTATTTGCCATTTTTGACCACTATACAGTGCCATCAAATGATGAGGGTGATATCTTCACTGTTGACAGTTATGATGCTGAAAGATTTGCCAAGGATATTCCAGTAATTGGTCCAAATATGAGAAGGGCTTCTGATACATTGGACTTCAGACCTAGAGTTGCCACGTTTGATCCAGATACAGCAACTGCCTCTCCATTTGATTATAATTCTAGGGTATTTACTAACCAACCAAAACTTTTACTTGCTTCGAATGAAAGTTCAATCATTGGTTACAATTTCTATGTACCTAGAATTGATAGACTGTATCTTAACAAACTCGGAAACTTCGTTTATGTTGAAGGTGTAGCTGATAGAAATCCAAAACCACCAGAAAAGGTTGGTGATGTAATGTTATTGGCAGAAATTAATTTGCCAGCATACTTGTATGATCCAGATACTGCTAATATCACTAGTATCGATAACAGAAGATACACGATGCGTGATATTGGTAAGTTAGAAGATAGAATTGAAACTTTAGAGCAACTCACATCTCTTAACTTACTTGAAGTCCAAACACAATCGTTACAAGTAAGAGATGCCACAGGACTGGATAGATTCAAGAGTGGAATCTTTGTTGATGACTTTAAGAATTCTGATTTTGTAGATAATTCTTCTACAATGCTTCCAGATACTGGACTTTTGATTCCATTCAGAGATGCTGCCACTGTTGAAGGACTTCTCTCTAGTGCTAACAGTGTTCCAGATGATGAAATCGACTTGTCAATTGATTTTGATCTGTTGGATTCAAATGTACAAAAGACTGGTAAATTAGTAACACTTAAGTACAACGAAGTTGAGTTTTTAAATCAACCACATGCTACTAAAGTAGAGAACGTAAACCCATTTGCTGTTGTTCTGTACAATGGTAGTGTTACATTGAACCCACAGCAGGATTTCTGGGTCAGAAGACTTTGGAGACCAGCTAGTGTTACCATGATCCCCAACCCAGGTCGTCGTGGACAAGCATTTGGTGGAACAAGAGTCGTCTCTAATACAGCCGATGTCTTTATGAGATCTAGAAACGTAAGTTTCGAAGCAGTCGGACTCAAACCAAACACAAGATATTATCAGTTCTTGGATGGTAACGGATCCGTTGATTTTGTTCCCAAACTTCTTGAAATTCAAGATCTGTCTGGTATTTTCCAAATCGGAGAAACTGTAATCGGAACAATTGGTGATAATGACGTTGAAATCTGTAGATTCAGACTTTGTAGACCAGACCACAAGAAAGGTCCTTTTGCTGCTCCTACAACCTCTTATACAAACAACCCATACAGCATAGACACTGTTCCACCAGAGCAGTATTCTTTGGCAACTACTTTCCTGAACCTTGATGTTCTGGCAATGTCTCAGAATGCTCTAGGACAGTATCGTGGAAGAGTTGAACCTCAGATGAAGGTCAAGGGTGTTAACAGTGGTGCTCAAGCTGTAGTATCTGATGTCAGACTCCTCTCTGATAATGGTGGTGATCTCCTTGGTTGTTTCTTCCTTAGAAACCCATTAGCAAGACCAGCACCAACCGTAAGAATTAGAACAGGTACTAAAGAGTATAAACTTACCAACAGTCCTACCAATGCCGAACCATTGCCAGGTAGTAAACTAATTTCTACAGCAGAAACCACTTATACTGCTAATGGTAGAGTTCTGGTTCTTCAGAATGTTCAGACTGTCTTCTTTGATCCTCTGGCACAATCCTTCTTGGTTGAAGATGACGGTGCTTTCATTACGTCCGTTGATGTGTTCTTTGCAAACAAAGATCCAGGTAATATTCCTGTTGAAGTTCAGTTGAGAACAATGGAGTTGGGCACTCCAACAACAACTTTAGCCTCTCCACATGCTAGGGTTTTGGTAAAACCAGAGGAAATTACAACATCTAGGGATGCCTCTATTGCCACAAACATTAAGTTCCCATCACCAATCTATCTGGAACCAAACTTAGAATATGCCGTAGTTCTTCTTGCTGACACAGATCAGTATGAAGTCTGGATTGCTGAGATGGGTAAGAAGACTGTTAATGCTAACGATCTTCCAGCAGCAACAGGTGTTGTTTATGCTACCCAGTATTCCATGGGATCCTTGTTCAAGTCTCAGAACGGGTCTATTTGGTCTGCTTCACAGTATGAGGATATGATGTTTAAGCTCTACAGAGCAGACTTTACTGCTAGTGCTGGTAGTGCTTACTTCTACAGTCCAAAACTGGATGTTGGTAACAGTGGAACTAGAATTCTTGGTCAGGATCCAATCGAAACCTATCCCAGAAGATTAACAGTTGGTATTGAAACATATACATCTGGTGTAAGTGGTATCACTACACTTGCCATTGGTAGAAAGGTAACATCCGATAGCAAGAGTTATATATTTGGAACAGTTGAGAATCAAGGTGGAAGAGTCAATGGTGTTGGAGTCTTCACTGGAGGACTGGGATATGGTCCAACCTCAGGTGTAACTTCTGTAGACACTTATAACCTCACTGGTAATGGAACAGGTCTGAAGTTGAGTGTTACCGTTGGTGGTGGTACTAGTGCCATTACAGCAGCAACCATCGTTGCAGGTGGATCTGGATATGTCGTTGGTGATACCGTTGGAATTGTTACTTCAGATCTTGGTTCTGGAAATGGTGCTGTAATTAACCTAACATCACTCTCTGGTGTTGATACTCTTTACCTCACAAACGTCCAAGGTGAAGGTCCAACCGTTGGAGCAGGTCTTTCTTACTATGACAACAGTGGTAGCATCAAGAGTGCCAATGTTAATGTTCTCAGTTCTAATGTAACTGGAGGAACTGTAAATGATGGTTCTTGGGCATTTGTTAATCATGTAGCACATGGAATGTATGCTGCTAATAACAAGTTAAATCTGTCCAAGGTTGTAGCAAATACACCTGTTCAAAGTCTGACAGCAGCTCTTGGAGTTGACGACACAATCGTTTCTCTCGGTAGCACTGTAGGACTGGAAACATTTGAAGGTGTTTCTGTTGGTGCTGCTAACACTGGATATCTGATCGTTGGTGATGAAGTTATTGCTTATAACTCTGTTGGTGTTGGAAGTGTTGGAGTCCTTCAGAGAGGTGTTGACAACAGTCTGACTGTTACTCACCCAACAAATACAGAAACACGTAAGTATGAACTCAATGGTGTCTCTCTGAGAAGAATTAACAAAGATCATGATATTGGATCTCTCGATAAAACCATCGCTGGATATTACATTCAGATTGATAGATCAAACAGAGACACTGATGATACTCCAAATCAAGAACCACAACTTTCATTTACTACAAATGCCTTAGTTGGTGGTGCTAGAATTGAAGCAACTCAGAATGTTCAGTTCAACCAGATTGCTCCTAGATTTGATTTAGTCACACCTGGAGATAAGACTAATGCTAGTGGTAGTCTCAGAACTATCTCAGCAACAAGTGTAGATGGAACTGAAGTTTCCTTCTTGGATCAAGGATTTGAACCAATCGGTATCAATACTATCAATGATTTGACTTCACCAAGAATGATTGCTTCTAAGATCAATGAAGATGCCAGAACTACAAATCTACCACGTAACAAGTCACTGACTTTCGGAGTAGAATTTACTACAGATAGTTCTTATGTTTCTCCATATATCAATCTTGATGTTGCTAGTTTCCAACTCTTTGCTAATAGAATCAACAATCCTGGTGTAAACTATGCTCTTGATGGAAGAGTGAATACTGATGAGGATGATCCACATACCTCAGTTTACATCTCTAGAAGAGTTGATCTTGCTCAACCTGCCAACTCTCTCAGAGTCCTTCTTTCTGCTTCTAGACCAGCAGAGGCAGACTTTAGAGTTCTGTACAAGTTGGTAAGAGCAGATTCTAGTGAAATTGATCAAGCATATGAACTATTCCCAGGTTATGAAAATCTTCGTGATACAACTGGAAATGGTTTTGGTGATGAGATAATTGATCCAAGCAGAAATACTGGTCATCCAGACGTTATTGTCCCACCAAGTCTTACTGAAAACGATTACTTAGAGTATCAGTTCAGTGCCAATAATCTTGATCAATTTACTGGATTCCTGATCAAAGTTGTCTGTACAACCTCAAACCAAGCAAGAGTTCCTACATTCTCAGACATTAGAGTTGTTGCCTTAGCATGATAAGAGTTGAAGGTCATAAGCATTTGTATCGTGATCCACGGTCAAATGCTATTGTCAATACTGATACACAAGGGTATCAGGAATATATTCGTATGAGAAATATGAAAAATAGTGAGAACGATAGAATCGTAGAATTGGAGAATGAACTGCAAGAACTTAAAAAACTAGTTCATGACTTACTGACAAGATAAATACCAATACAGGGTGCTTTACTTACAATAAATGGCTGCCGTATATGTATCCAATCTTAGCATAAGTGTCGGTGCTGATTTTAGTCAAAATTTCACACTAGCAGACTCGGCATCCGACAGTGTTTTAGATTTAACTGGTTATGGTCATAGTGCTGCTTTAAGAAAACATTTTCTTGCCACAACTAGCACTCCCTTTGCTACAAATGCTGGTGTCGGAACCGATGGCGTAATCACGGTATCTATGGGTGCAACTTTGACTAGCACCTTGAAACCAGGTCGTTATGTTTACGATTTAGTTATTAGAACTGGTGACACTAGAACCAGAGCTGTTGAGGGAACCGTTCTTGTTAGAGGAGGTGTAACGAGATAATGGCAAACGTAAAGGTACGTGTTGGACAACAACCTAGTATTAAAGTATTAACCGTAGGAACCTCTGGTGGTGGAGGAGGAGGCGGTGGAGCCGGATCTTTGAATCAATTATCCGATGTTACCATCTCTGACTTGAAAAACGGTGAGGTTTTACAGTATTTGACTTCTGCTGGAAGATGGATTAACACAGCTAGTCTCCAGGATCTCGTATCAATTGACGGGGGAGTATACTAATGCCAATTCAGATAAAAAGAACGTATGGCATCAGTTTACCAGATTTACCTCCAGTCGGAACAGGTGCTACTCACGGTGAACTAATATACGTTTACGACACTAGCAATATTGGTGCTGGTGGAACTTATAAAAAACTTTATATTGGTGATGGTGCCAATGGTCCAAGCTCTTTGCCTTCGGCTATTGGTGGTCAATATTATATGGAGAGACTACCTTCCGATCTTTCGGAAGAAGGCGTCTTAATT